GTTGACACCTGCGGTGGGTGCTGTGGCACTGTCATAAGCGATCGTGATGCCACCTGATGCCAGATACAAAGGTGTGGTGGTGTGAAGTTCTACCAGATCAACTGCATAAAAGTTTTCGCGGTAAAATTCATTTCTGACTTCTGTTGCATAGGTCTTCATTACCAGACCTCACGCATACTCAATGACAGGGTGCTGACGCCACCATAACCCACATCATATGATTGTTCTTCTTCAGCCAGTACCACTGTGAATGGTACGTCTTGTATTTGTAATCTGGTGCCTGAGGTCACTGAGGTCACTGAACTGCCACTGAACGTGATATTGGCAGCACCTGCTCCATTGCTGGTCACATCCGTGGTGGCCATATAGACCTTGCTGTGACTGGCAAAGCGAAAGTAATCGCCTGCCTTGACGATCTGTTTGTTGTTGCCACAGTTGTTGACTGTGACATATCTTTGACCATAAGTGATGTTGGCACTGGTGGTGATGGTGGTGTTGGCTGTGGTGGCATCTGTGGCCTTGCTGGTGCTGATCTCAGGCAACACTATCTCAAAACTGAATACAGGACCTTGTGCAGTGGCCACAAATGCCATGACCTTGCCTTGATCCTGTGCTGATATCTGCGGATACTTGACATCAAATGAATAATAACTGTGTCCTTGACCCACACGACGCATCTTACCACTATTGGTAACGCTGGTGATGGTGGGTGTGACGATTTTGAATGCCACTGCTTGAAAACTGGGACTGGTGGGAAATTGCCCTGGTGATATATCTGCCATTATGCTCTACGTCCTCTTTCTAGTTGTGCGTCACTGATGATCTGTGTGATTAGACCTCTGCGACTGGTTAACAATTGATCAAATCCTGCTGTGTCAACTGCCTGTATCACAAAGGTCACGTTGGTTGACCCCGCTGCTGTCAATTGATTATTGGGAGTGATTGATCCTGAGGTTGCGGGTGTGAATACCTCTGGACCACGCTCACCCACAATGTAGGGCTTGTTGCCCATGACAGGACCACCCAGGGCTCTGCCTGAGTATTGTTGACTACGGATTGCTGATACCTGTGCCATACCTGCGGCCACTGCGGCAGCGGCTGCGATTAGACCAAAGGGCCAAGGATATGTGGCCAGGGCCTTGGTTGCACCTGCATAGGTATTCATGATGGCACTGGCAATGTTCAGGGCCTTGCTGGCTTCAAAGGCCTTTTTGTTCTGTGCGCCAAGACTTGAGAACAAGGCAGCACCTTGCTGTATACCAAATTGAGTCTTTTCATATTGGCTCTGCATTTCAAACTTGGCACTTTCTGTGGCAATGCTTTTTTGTTGTTCGTAACCAAAGATGGTGTTTTGTTGACTCTGCAGTTCAAACAGTTTGCGCTGTTCATACATCTTGGCCTGTGCATCCATCATCAAGGCATTGGCATTGACTGCGGCTGACACACGAGCAGTCTGGTATGCCTGTTCGCTGATGAGATCTTGATCACGCAAGTACTTCAATCCATTGTACAATGTTTCATTGGCTGTCTGTGCTGCCCGCACAGGATCCAATCCTGCCATGGCTCCAGCGGCTTGGATGCCTGCTTGGATACCACCCAAGGGTGCCTGTGACATCAAGGCTGAATTCAATGATTTGACATATTCCAACTGACGTGCTGATTCGTCAGTGCTACGCATTTTTTGTTTGATTTCGTCTGTGAGCAATGATCCATATTTGGTCTGTGCTGCCAAGATTTTGAATTCTGTGTCCAATTGTTCATTGGTTGATTGACCAATGCGTGATTGTGCCAGGGCCAAATTGTCTTTGGTCACTGCGAAAGTCTTGCTGAGATCAGCCAGTTCTCTCAATTGTTTTGATTCTGTGGCATTGGCTTCAATACCACGCATTTTCTTTTCAAGTTCAGGCGTCAACAAGGCACCATATCGTTGACGTGCTTCAACAACCTTGAGTTCTGTGTCCAATTGCTCTGAGGTCAACTTGGCAGCATTGGTCTTGACAAACGCCAACTGTGCCTCACTCAAGGGCAAAGTTTTGTTGAGATCTGCTAGATCTTGCGTCAATTTGAGATTGATTTTGTTTTGTTCTGTGGTTCTTATTTGATTTTCAAGTTGAGGCGTCAACAACTTACCATACTGCTGACGTGCTGCCAGCACTTGCAATTCTGTGCCCAGTTGTTCAGAGGTCATTGAGGCCACATTGTTCTGTGCCAGGTTCAAGGCCAAGGTGCTGTCTGTCATTTGCTTGACAATGTCTCTGGCCAATTCACGTTGTAGTGTTTGCAACACAAGATTTTCTAGGACCTTGCCTTCTGCGGCTGTTAGACCAGCGGTATATCCCACAATGGTACCTTGGTCATCTCTTATTTCTTTGATCAGTTTGCTGTTGGCTGCTGTCAGGGCTTCTTGAACTTTTAGTTCAGTGCCTTCATACTTGGTCAGACCCAGGCTTTCTGTTTGTGTTTTGATAATATCTTTGAGTGCTTCCCCACGATCTTGTAAGGCCTTGGTAACCCTCTTTTCTTGATCAACCTGTTGTGCAGTTTTACCACCTGATGGTAACTTGGATTGTTCGCTGGCCACGTCCTGGGTTATATTCAAAGCCTTGTTCAGACGTGCCACTTCATCAGCATAGGTCTTGACACCATCAGATTGTGTTTTGGTAAACAGGTCATCCAGACCCAAAAAGGTTGCAATAAAACCACCCAGTTGAGCCAAGGCTGCTCCCACTGCTGTGATGGCAGGTATCAAGAATGCAAATCTACGACCCAACACTTCTATCAAAACGCTGAGATTTGGTATTCTGCCTGACAGGTATTTGCTAATGCTTTCACCTATCATGCCCACTGTCTTGGTCAAAGTCTGTCCATTGGCAGCCAGTCTGGCAAAGGTTGCCGTGACACCTTCTACAGCCATACCAATCACACCAAAAATTCTACCAATCACAGTCATAACAGCAAAGGCACCCAGAATCTTCAGCACAAAAGCCAGGGTGGCGCCCCATTCATCAAACTTGTTCAGAACATTGATCACTGCTGTGGCAATTCTGACCAGGGCAATGGCCAAAGTTTCTGATGCACCAGTTGACTTGTCTATCTGATTTACCTGCACCTGGATGGCGTTTGACACTGTGTTGAACGCATTGGCCACAGTGGGCAATTTGTTCATATAGGCCTTGTCAATGGCCACACCTGATGCCAGAATGGCATCACTGAGATCCTTGCTGGATATTTTGCCTTGTTCTCCCAGTTTCTTCAATGCACCTGTTTGCACACCAAACTTGTCTGCCAAGGCCTGTGCAACCATGGGCAGGCTTTCCATGACACTGTTGAGTTCATCGCCACGCAAGGTGCCCACAGCAAAGGCCTGACCCAATTGAATCACACCACCTGACACTTCACCTGCTGAGGCTCCAGTCAATTGGAATCCTTTGATCAAGGTTTCTGTGATTTTGACCTGTTGTGTCTGTGTCAGTCCCAGGTCTCTGGTGTTGTTGGCCACTCTAAAAAACAAATCTCCAACTTCTTTCATTGGAGCACCCAGGGTGATGGCTGATTGAGCCATCACATTGAACAACTGACTGGCTGTCTGACCTGACTGTGTGACCAAGGCCAATTTGTTGGTCAAATTGGTACTGGCATCTGCAAGGTCAACAAACTGTTTGGTCAAGGCAGCCACAGCCGCAATGCTGACCAAACGGCCCAAACTTGATTGCAAGTCACCCAAGGCACGTTGTGCCTGTGTGGTATCTGCTACCACTTTGATTGTTGTTGTTGCTGTAGTGGCCATTATCGTCTCATTGCCTTTTTAGTTTCTTCTGCTTCAAGTTTGTAAAATGCCGCCCACATCAAAAATTCTGTGGTTGTCATGTCCATGACTTGACTCAATGTGAGACCCAAATCTTTGCCTAATCTTAACATAAACAAAAGATCTGAGTCCTTCCTTAGTTTTTTTCTACTTCTTCCAAGGTATCTGTGACACCATTTATGGCACCAGCAATACGAATAATGATCTTGGGATCAATCTCGTTCATCATAGTGACCTTGTCAGGTGCTGAAAACATTCTGGTGCCATCTTCCGTACGGGCACGTATGATGATGCTTTCAACCAGGGCCTCCACAGTTTTACCTGCTTGACTTAGTTCTAAAATCTTGCTCTCTTCTTTGAGAGTGGTCACACGCTTGAACCAAATTTTGGTGTCCCATTCAGGAACATCAATCACGTCCATTGCGTTGTTTAATTGAGCACGAAAATGTGCTGTGGCTTTCTCTAATACTTTACTCATTTGAATTTTCCTTTTACTTGATTGAGTGCGGGACCAACAATACCTTTGCCCCGTGTTTGTTTAGACCAGTTATTTTCTAAACGTTGAATGTAAGGAACCTTGTTCTCAACTGTGAACGTGTCCTTGCCAGTCTTGGCTTGCCATCCAGATCTGGCACGACCAGACCTGATGGGAGTGGCCGCCACCAAGGCTGCCAAGGTTGACTGTGACAGTTCTTCAACTGCTGAGGTCAGTCCTTGTCGTAACGCTATTCGCATAGTGTCAATGCCTTGAATGGTGACCGTGAGACTCATTACACGTTGCCTGTCTGACTGAATCCAGCTGCACCACTTCCTTGGAAGCTGAGTGATCCTTCTACCATGCCGTCCATGGCTGACGTGATGCTGAAGCCAGTGACCACCAGTGCATTGGCCCAAAACACAATGTCATTGGTGGCATCTTGTTTGACATAGAACTTGCCTGCCAAGGTGCTGGCTCCAACTGTGCTGGTGGTTGGGTTGAACTGCACATTGCCGTTGAAGTTCACTGGGTCAAAATACACATCCATTGAACCTGAATATGAACTCAGGCCCGTGGTGTAGGTTCTTGCGTCCACACCCATTGTGGTTGTTTCAATGGTGTCTGAGGTGATGTCAATGCTGAAGTTACGAACTCCTGCACAAACGTCACCATCTAGCACCACTTGTCCATCATTTCCTGTTAGGGTTGCCATAGGTGCTCCTTATGCTGTAAAGGTAACTGCGCCGCTACCTTGCAAACTGATGCTGGCTTCTACCATACCGTCCATGCTTGAGCTTACGCTAAAGCCTGTGATGATACACTCGCCTGAGAATTTACTTGATGAGCCATCAAGAAAAAATTCTGCTGTGACTGTGCCTGCACCAACTGCGATACCTGTTGGATTCAATGCAGCGATTGCACTGGCTCCACCTGTGTAGTTTGCTGGATCAAAGTAAATGTCTGCTGATCCTGACCAAGAACTCAATCCTGATAGGTATGTGCGAGCATCTACGCCCATTGTGGTTGTTTCAATTGTGTCGCTGGTGACATCTACACTGAAGTTGCGTACTGACGCTACTACTGTGGGTGTTCCTGCTGCGTTATCAATCTTCACAACGCCATTATTGCCTGTTAAAGTTGCCATCGTTTATTCTCCTTGTGGTTCGTTAGCATTGTCTGTGGCTGGTTTAGCGGCCGCCTTGACTATAGCCGCTGGCTTGAGATTGATAACCTCTTCTGCCGTATCACGCACAGGCTCAGACTTGATAGTCCAACCCCCAGCGAGATATTTTTCCAAGTCACCTGCAGAGATTTCTCTCTGAAGATCACGTTTGTAAACTGTTGTCATTGTGTTCCCCTTATATAATTGTAATTGACACGCACTTGAATCAGGAATTCAGCCAGGGGTGTCTGGCGAGGAATCACTTGTATTAGAATCACTTGACTATCTAATACACCTGAGGCTCTAAGACCTAGATAACGATCTTGATCTATGGCTGTTTCAACGGCTTCAATTAGTTCATTGCGTCTACGATCCAATTCAGTGCCGCGAACAAATCCGCGAATGTCAATGATCAGGCTGCCTGTTCTGCGTCCTGTGGCCACTGCTCCCATGGTCACTGACTGTCTTTCTTCATCGCCAGCCTGTACCAACAGGGCTGGAAATTGTGTGATTGCAAGTTTTTCTACGTCAAATGGTTCACGTGTGACCAACACGCACTTGGGATCACGTATTTGTTGTAGGGCCAGTTCCGTGGCCTGTATTGCTGATTCTCTTAGGCTCATCTGCGTAGTCTCAAGTAAGTGTCAGGAATCCGTTCATCGTCTGCTATCACATTGTTGTTGTTGATATCATAGCGAACACCTTCACGGATACACAGATCCATTTCGTGTTCAAAACGACCTTGGTAATACTCCATCATTACTTGGAACTTGTCAGTCTCTGGTATGAACTTGGTTAATTTGGGACAGATATGATACGCCAGTGCGTGATACACAGTGGCCTGTGTCCATTGTGTGGGATCCAACAGAGTCTTGTCCAGTAATGCGGTTGCTTCAAATTTGCTTTTACGGAACTGTGGCCACCAACGGACTGATAATACACGAGCGATTTCTGATTGACTGCGGGCCAGTTCTACGGCCCAATCTAGTTGTCCATAGTCTTGTATTGTGGGTTCTACCTGGAGCAGATTGTCCAGAGTAGCAAATGCGGCTGTAAATGACATCGTGAGTCCTTCTCTTGTCTTGGGGGCCAGTCCTTCTGGCACATAGTTATTTATACAAAACAAAAAGGGCTCCTAAGAGCCCTTGTTGTGGATCGCCTGTTACGGATTACTCAATGCTTGAGTCAAACAATGCGTAAACGCCTGCATTGTCATACAACTCGCCGTGTCCATAGATTGCACTACCAACGATGTCATAACCACGAACGCCTGCTTGACGCTGTGTTTCAATCTTGATGTCTTGCATCATTGCTAGACCCAATGCGTCTTTGTGGAATACGCCACAAGCATAGTCACCAGCTGAGGTGATTGTCTCAACCAAACTTGATTGATACACTGGAACACCGCCCAACATACCCATGAAGCCATTGCGTAGTGCATCATTACCAATCATACTTGCTGGGGCAGCAAAAGTAGATGTCAATGTGCTGGCAACGTCATAGGCAATATTTGGGTGTAGAACGATTGCACAGTCTGAACTGGTGTCATAACCTTGACTACGAAGCAATGCAATTGCCTTGAAGATCAGGGCTGGAGTTGCCGCTGTGCTGGCGCCACCAACTGTGTTTGTACCAAAGTTCTTGATGTTGCTCAATAGATCACTATCAATTTTGCGAGCGATTGCTTCGCCCATCAAACGACCAATGTCACTGACCACATTGCTAGCACTGGCCATAATAGCCAAATCGCTCACAGTGGCCAATAAGCCAACTTCACTGACTGTGAGTGTGGCGCCATCTGTAGAGATAGTGGTGCTGGAAGGTGCAGTTGCCTCTGTTAGGCTGGCTGCGCTTACTTTAGGATAGATAGGAACTGTAACAGTCTTACCTTGTCCTGGTGCCAGGGTGTAGTTGCGAACCAATCCACGCATAATAGATTTTTCGCTTGCCACGAATAATGCTTCTGCAACGATGCTGGGCAATAGATCGTTCAGTGTTGTTGTATTTGAAACAGCCATAATATTCTCCTTGTGTTAGGCTATACCGTTTTCTTTTCTATATTGTCTATAGAGTTCACGGTGTTCTGGATTTTTCATATCCAGTTTTGTAATGTCTAGTTTGCCTGGTGCAGATGAGGAGATACTGCTTTTGGTATTGGTAGTTGCAGGATTGGCTTGCACGAAATGTGGATTTGCATCCAGGAATTCCTTGACAAGATCTGCCACTCCCAGGGGTTCGCCTGCATCTGTGTAACGCACCGTGCCCTTGGTATCTACTACTTCTACTTCGCCATCTTGGTTGAGTCTAACTGCGTTTGACAGCAGTGCCTTGACTTGATCTGCATTGACTGCACGATATTGTGCTGCCGCAGATAGCAAAGGTGTGTTGACTTTGTATTCCTTGATGACTGCATCTCTTTTCTGAATTTCAGCGTCTTTTTTTGCAGCCAATTCCCTTATCACAGATTCAAATTCGCCCTTCTTGATCTGTTGTTCCTGTTGACGACGTTCTGCTTCCATTTTAAGGTTGCGTAATTCGTCTGGATCACCTAGATCTTCGTAGGGTTTAAGAAGTTTCTTCTGCAATGACCCCTTCATACGGGCCATCATATTGTCTACTTCTTCTTGCGTGTAAGTCTTGGTTGCTGTAGCCTGATTATCAAGAATATCGCTTGTGGCATCAGTTGCCGTATCGTTAGCCAATGAATTGTCTGTCATTGTTGCATCGCCCTTTCTAAGGTATAGTGTATGATATTTATGAATTAGATCGTTGTGCGAGCCTGATTAATGAAACCAACGGTAACAATACAGGCTCCAAGTGACCATGGCTCCGCACAGGACACTGAATTCTATCCATTCTTGCCATTCTTTACGAGTTATCATTTGCTTTTTTTCTTGGGCTTGATTTTGCCTTCTGAAATCTTTATGGCTACCATTTGTTTGATGGCCTGAGCCTTGGTAGGATAAACCTTACCATGTGTACCATATTGGTATCCTTTTCCGCCTCTAGGGCCTTTGGCTTTGTGTATTGGCATTTGTTGCTCCTTAATAATATAGAACTGTGATATGTCCCTGTCCACTGTGTGTCAAAGCACTTATGGTGGCTCCTATGGGTATTTCAACGTCTACCACTGCACCTTGTGGGATTACAATACTGGTGCTGTCTGCGGTGCCGTTGATCTTGATGTAATGAGTCTGTAGACTTGACAATATGGTCACTGTGGTATCACCAATGGCTGTGGTGGCTTGTGCTGTGGATGAGTTGGTGGCCAAGGTCTGCCACTTGGTTAATCTACGAGCCATGTTAGTAGCCTCGCTTGCGTGGTGGCTTTGGACGCTTCTTATTCTTTTCAGTGCGTGATCCGCGTGTGGGTAGTGGTCTCATGGTTCAACTCCTTAGTTATTGTTTCTTGCGGCTTCTGCGCCAGCGTCAATGATATCTTGTAAGGTCAGTTCAGGATGCAGGGCCAAGATCTCATCATTGCTGTAGCCTTCCATCAACATGGTCTGAATGTGAGCCAGGCGGTCTGCTTGACTACTGGTTGCTAGACTGGGGTGTTCACCCTCAGTGCTGGCCACAGTGGCTGTGGCTGTGGCTGTGGCCTGCACCTCAGACAAGATCACATCAGCATCCTCGCCCAACAGGTCCACAATCTCGTGATCAATCAAGACCAACACACGTGGGTCTGTGGCGGCCTGACGTGCTTTGAGTAGCACATCTATTTCACCTGCGGTGTCACGAATGTTAAAACTGTTGGGATATTCAATCTCGCCAGACCAAGTACGACCTTGATAGTACGCATACCATTGCCAGATGTTTTCTTCTACCAACTGCAGATTGTCTGCCTTCTCGCTCAGTTTTGAGTTCAACAGCTCAAACTCTTGCTGTTGGGCCACGCCACTCATTCTGCGACTTTCTGTGCTACGAATTGATCCTGTGTTGGCCATTTTGTCAATGGCATCTGTGGCATGATTGATGGCAGTGAATATGCTGTTGATGTCTGTGCTCACGCTCAAGATGTAGGGTTTGAGTCCTGGGTCCAAATTGTCTTCTATCTGCACAATGGCGCCTGCGCCTGCTGAGGCTTCAGTGCCTGCTGTTTTTACCAAGGCTGGGTGTCCATTGATTCTGATACTTTGTTCTACTTCACTGTTGAGATTGTAGATAAAACGCTGTGCATCAGCAATGTCACTGATGTCTGACACACCAATGCCACGCACAGGACTTTTCTGATTGTAGGCAATGATGGCAGGTATTTCGCCCAGGGGATTGGGTTCTGTGTAGTGTTCCATAACGTGTTTGCTTTGATGATCCACAATCCAAGTATGTATTTCTGTGGTGGTCCATTCACGTATGGTGCTGACAGTTTCGTTGCCTTCTTCAATGTATTTGAAGTATTCAAGATTGTGGCGACCATTGGCCAGACGACGCCAGCGCCAATCTGTGACTGTGAGTGGTGTAACCAAATTCACATAAGGACGCACATCCTGTGCCAATTCATCGCCCTTGGTCAATGATCCTGTGTTGGGTTTGACCACAAGTATCCAGGCGTGTCCAAACACGCTTGACCATATGGCCACTTCTTTCATAAACGCATTAAGACTGCGTCCATCCATATCAGCATCTTCCAAGAATGATTGTATGCTTTGATCTAACTCCAAATCCCCAAGTTCACGATCAGGCTCTTGACGAAACAAGAAACTGGTATAGGTGCTGATCACACTCTTGCAGTGATTCTCCAGGTGAGTGCTCATCAAACGACTGTTGTATTCCGCCACAGTCTCGTTGACATATCTGGTCAGATTACCTGATTCTTGCCAACTGATGCCACCAATGTAGGCATCCAGCAGGTATTGCCAGCGATCTCTGTTTCTGATATACAGTTGGTTGGTACTGACTGCATCTAGGTATTGTTGTGTTAAGGTTAGATTCATCTTTGTGTCCTTGTTAATTTGCTATCTGATGTGTCCATCGTTGAGTGCCCGCTATGGGTTCTCTATCACGACGAACTGGGAACATATAATCTATCATATATCCTAGGGCATCATTGGCGTGATTATAATCATTATCTTTGTCTGGAGTTGTGCTACCTGCCTTGTAGGTCTGACGTTCTAGGCCTTCAATCAGACGGCGACATTTGGGATCAATATACAGTGTGACCTCTCCTGATGCGCTTCGCAATCTACTATTTACTGCATTTATTCTGTCACGCACAGGTGTGTGTGCGTTGGGAGCCTTGACTACAAATCCTGCGTTTTGCAAGATTGTAAGATCAGTGGCACCTCCTGCTGAGGTTTTTCGTTGGCGGCTGGCAGGGTCTGGATAGGCCCAGACTCTGGCCCGTGGGTATCTCTGATGAACTTCCTCCACTGCTTCTTGGGTATTAC